GCAGGAATCGGTTATGGAGCCATAAGGCTCGGAGGCGATATCGTCGAAACCTCGGCTAAATATGAACGCTTCAGGGCTGTCCTGAAAAACACCTATCAGGATCAGGGTATGGCAGACAAGGCCATGTCGGATATTTCGGCATTTGCATCACGCACGCCCTTCCAGATCGACGAGCTAACCGACAGTTTTGTAAAGCTTACCAACCAAGGCCTGAACCCCACCATGAACGACATGACTTCTTTGGGCGACTTGGCCGCAAGTCAGGGAAAGAGTTTCGGTCAGTTATCGGAAGCCATACTGGATGCAACTATGGGCGAATTCGAGCGGCTCAAAGAATTCGGGATAAAGGGATCCACCAAAGGGAATAAATACAATTTTACATTCAAGGGACAAACCACTGAAGTCGATAAAAATACACAGGCTGTCAAAGCCTATATTTTATCGTTGGGGAAATTGCAAGGTGTTCAGGGCGGCATGAACGCCATCTCAAAAAAATCAGGCGGAATGATATCCAACCTTGCCGACAACTGGGATCAGCTGAAGGCATCGATAGGATCGGCAACAGGCGGACCCATTAAAGATGCAATAGGCGGGTTATCGGCTCTCGTGGGGCATGTTAAGAGTTGGTTTACCATACCGATGTCGCAAAAACTGCAACAGGAAAAGGCTGATATCAATGCTCTTGTCAATTCAATAACTTCATACAATGTTACCGGGGATCAAAGAAACATGATGCTCAATCAGCTTCAGGAACAATATCCGGAATTTCTTTCAAACTTGGATAAAGAAACCGTCAGCAATCAAGAATTGCTGAAGAGGTTACAGGCAGTCAACGGTGAATATGAGAAGAAAATAAGGCTTGCGACAATGTCTGATTTAAAGACATATAATCAAGAAAAATTAGATGAACAAAATTTAAAAAAGGTAAGAGCCGACCATCTGCTCAATTTGATGAAAGTAATAGAGAAAGGTGGACCGGGTACTGATCAAGCGATAAATCAGCTTAACGATGAATTGACGACATATGAACATTTTAAAACAAGCGGGTTAAGAGATTTGACCGGTAACAGATGGGAAAGAGTAAAAAATTTATTACTTCAACAAAGTACAGAAGCTGATACCGAATTGAAAACATTGAATGCCTATAATTCTGTTTACTCCGCCAAAGAACTGTATGAAAAGGGCAATATCCTTTTATCCGGAATGCCGACGAGAGACTTGAGTAAATTATCGCCTGAGGAAAAAACAAAATTGGAATCGCTTAAAGGAGATCTATTATATACAATGGGTTATCTTCAGAAGGGGATTTTGAAGAAAGGGGGAAGAGGCAATTCCACCAATTACGGTTCGCAGGCCGAAAGTTATATGAGCGAGATAGAGTCTTTATTTTCTCCCACACCAAAACTCACCACAACAAATTTTGGAACTTCGGGAGGGATGGGATCCGGTATCGAAACGGTTGCAGGTGAAAATACGGTTGCAAAGAATCTGATCATCAACATCGATAACCTGATGAATGGCGATATTGTGGTGCAGTCGACGACTGTATCGGAAGGATCGGGTAAGATCAAGGAATTGATATTGGGAGCACTGTTGGAAGCGGTTAACGATGTAAACGGGGGATAATGGCACTGACGGACAGATATAATTCTCTAAAGAGCATAGACCTATTAAGGCTGACTGCAGATCAGACCCGCAAGTTCGGATTCCTGATCAAGAATCTTGCAATAGATGCAGCGAAAAGCGAACTCTACGGCAGGGTAACAGAAGAGCAGCTGAGCGATGAGATATTCGCATCAAGATACTTCGGGACTCCGATGTGGGATAATATCATTCTTGACACGGAAGACAAGAAGTTAAGAGTCGATATGGTGGTGATTTCTGTTTCTATGTCTAAAAACATCGTAAAGACATCTATTCAGGGAATGACCGGGACGGTAAAGGAATATATTTCCGACGGAGATTATACGGTGAACATAAAGGGAGGCATCTTCTCGGATAAAGAGAGCAACGCCTACCCGGAAGATGAAGTATTGACACTCATTGAAATTCTTAAGAAAGCAGAGACTATAAGGATAGAAAGCGGATTTCTGAACCGTTTGGGCATCGACGATATAGTGATAGAGGATTATCAACTGGCCGCAAGCGAAGGTGTCCGAAATGCACAGTTCTTTGATATAGGGGCGGTAAGTGACACACCGCAGGAACTCATTTTCAGGATATGAAAAAGACGACTTGCGAAATAGGGATAGGGAGATACATCTACACGGGTGTTGTAAACGTGGAGGTAAACTCGTCATGCGAGAACCTTACCGATACATGTATCCTTACATTTCCACGCAAGGTTGCTTGGGAAAATCAGAAGATCACAGACCTGATCAAGAAAAATGACGGTGTTTATGTCAATGCGGGTTATGATGACGACAACGACGACCTGTTCAACGGTTACGTGCGTGATATCGATGCTTCCATACCAGTTACCGTTCATTGCGAGGATGACATGTTTCTTATGAAATCGGGTCCTGTTAAAATGACATTTCAGGACGCAACGCTTAAAGACATTTTGTCGGCTATTATCCCTTCAGGTATAGAGATAGAGGCTGCCGATATCGAAGTGGGTAAATTCAGGATAAACAACGCAACTCCTGCAAAGGTGTTAGAAGAGCTGAAGCGGATATACGGCATATATTCATTCTTCCAAAACGGGAAGCTCAGATCGGGGTTGAGATATTGGGGAGACGGCACATTGCACGAATTGTCGTTCCAAAAAGACATCCTTCCGGGGCATTCTTTGACATTTAAGTCGGCTGATGATACGAAAATAAAGATAGTTGCAACGAGCATCATGTCGGATAACAGCCGCATAGAGACAACTGCAGGAGACGAAGACGGTGAACAGCGAACTTTTCATTATTACAATGTAAGCAAGGCGGAACTCGACAGGATGGCCGCTCAGGAATTGGAGAAACTTAAATATGACGGTTACAGGGGTTCGTTCACTGCCTTCGGCCAACCGTATGTGAGGCACGGAGACACGGTGAAACTGACGGACAGATATTATCCGGAACGTGAAGGCATTTACGTCGTAAAGTCGACCATCAAGATATTCGGGGTTAACGGATACAGACAAACCATAGAATTAGACAGGTTATGGCAGAATTAAAGGACATATTGATTAAGTTGATCGGCGATCTGGGTATCCAGACACTTTACTCGTTAAAGGGAAAAGTAACGAGCGTTGATCAGGAAGCCAAGACATGCACCGTTGAACCTATGAACGGAGATGCTGATCTGCTCGGGGTCTATATGCAGGCTTATGAATCTGCGGATACCGGCATTATCATTATTCCCGAAGTGAACAGTTACGTTGTGGTTCATTTCCTGACAAAGGATCAGGCCTATATTACCAAAACAACCGGGGTATCGGAAGTGATCATCCTGACAAGCGCAGGGATTAAGCTGAACGGAGATCAATACGGGGGGTTGATTAAAATTGAAGAATTAAAGACTCAAATTGATAAGAATACAGCACTCTTAAAAAGCATTCAGGATGTTTTCAAGGCATGGGTACCCGTACCGAGTGACGGGGGAGCGGCGTTAAAGACGGCAAGTTCCGCATTTATCAACCTCTCACGGGCAAATTTAGACGATATTGAAAATGAAACGGTGAAACATGGCTAACCAGAACGATATCATATTGGATGAAAACAACGATCTGTTGATCCTCAACGGAGACTTTGTGGTTGCCGACAGTATGGAACAGGAAATCAAATGCATACTTCAGGCCGTAAAGAACGATTATAAGATGAAACCCGAACTCGGGGTAAACCTGATAGATGAATTGAACAGCAGCAATACGGAAGCATCGTTGATGCAGAAGATTAAATTGAACCTGAAAATGGACGGAAAAGAAAACGTCAAATTCAGGATCGTAAAGGGAGAAATCGTATTTTATGACTAAGAACGTTGCAATAAAGGAAAATCAATCGTTGATCGATGTCGCCGTGCAAAACACGGGAGATATCGACAGCCTGTTTGATATCCTTGCATTGAACGAAGCAGTCGGTTTAGATGCCGTGATCGTTCCCGGAACGGTAGTCGTTATCGGACCTATCGAGAATAACCTGTCAACTTATCTTTTATCTAAAAAAATCGCCACCGATGATTTCGGGTTTATTCCCGTTACACTTTTCGAAGGATGGACAGAATCGGTTAAATTCAATTTAAATAGCGTTTCGCCCGCATTTAAAGTAGGCGAAAATCAATCGTTGTTAGATATGGCGGTTATCGGATTAGGCGATCTTGATAAGGTTTTTGATATACTGGCATCGGATAGTTCTTTAGGTCTCGAAGGTCACACGGACACGGGCACGGTAATAGAACTTACAAACGAGCGGTCAGAGCTCTCGGTTTATCTTTTGGAACAAAATCCTGCAACCGATGATTTTGGGTTTATTCCCGAAACTATATTTGAAAATTGGACCGATGCGGTTATTTTCAACTTAAATAGGGATTCTCCTCAATTTAAAGTGAAAGAAAATCAATCGTTGTTGGATATGGCGGCCATGGCGTATGGCGATCCGGACGGCGTTTTTGAAATACTCGCATATGATGATTCATTAAACCTCGAGGCACATACGGGAACAGGAACCATCATAGATATACTTTATAATAAGACTTATATTTCAGAGTATTTGATGAAATTCGGGATTGCAACAGATGAAAGCCCGATTTACGATCCGACATTGAACACTTGGATTTTGTTTACACATTATTGGAACGATTCGGGTATCTGGATCGACACGGCAAATTGGAATGACTGACAATGGCACAAACAACTATAAATAACGGTGACTCGGGATTAATTGCACGAAATGCAATCAATGGCAATTTTACGGAATTG